CTCAAAGCGCAACAAGATGAAATCAAGTTCGCTATCAAAGACCAGATGAAGGCGCTCGGTGTCTCATCTGTAAAGAGTCCCTTTGGGACGGTATCCATGATGACGAAGACGCGTTACAACACACAGGACTGGTCGTCGTTCAAGGAGTTCATCCTTGAACACGGCGTAGTTGATCTGCTGGAGAAGCGCATCGCTCAAACCAACATGGCTACCTTCCTTGAAGAGAATCCGGGGGTTGTACCTCCGGGATTGAATTCAAACACTGAGTTTGAAATCCGTATAACCAAACCAACCAAATAAATAATCATGAACACATACCCACTAGAAAATCACCCGATTGTTTCGGGCATGCAAGAAGGATTCAAAACAGAGGCTGAAGCAATTGCTGTATGGCGCACGCTTGAAAATCCGTACGAATTCAAAGTCAAGTACATCACAACTCCGTTAACTGGCGAAGTCATTGCCGTTGTCTTTGAAAAAGGCAATCCAGATGACTACAAAACTTTTTATAAATTTGGTGAAATCGAATAAGGAACCGCACATGTCAAACATAACGCTTTTTTCCCCCGCAAACGTACCTGCATTCGCCCGTAACAACGAACTGTCCGACACAGCCAAAGCCCTCACAGGCGGCGGCGTATCCAACACCAAGCGCATCTCTATCAAAGGCGGCGTGTTCCGTCTGGTAGCTGGTGGCAAGGAAGTTGCCGCGATTGATGACCGCCATCTGGAGATCATCATTGTGAAAGCTGCCCCCAAGGTCAGCCGCATTTTCTACATTGCCAAGTACGATGCCGACAACATCACCGGCCCTGACTGCTGGAGCAACGATGGCGAACGCCCTGACGCTTCTGCACAGAACAAGCAAGCCGACACCTGCATGAGCTGCCCACAAAACATTGCGGGTTCTGGTCAGAACAACAGTCGTGCTTGCCGCTACCAACAGCGCCTTGCTGTTGTGCTGGCCAACAACCCATCAGGGGATGTGATGCAGTTGACCCTGCCAGCCACTTCGGTGTTCGGTAAGGAAGAAGGTGACAAGCGTCCGTTACAAGCCTATGCACGCTACTTGGCGGTGCAGAACCCTCCGGTCAATCCTGAGCAGATCGTCACTGAGATGCGCTTCGATACCAAGGCCGAGTCTCCCAAGCTGTTCTTCAAACCTACACGCTGGTTGACTGACGACGAGTACGAGATCATCAAGGAGCAAGCCGAGTCCGATGATGCCAAGCGTGCTGTGGTTATGACCGTGGCGCAGAGCGATGGTGTGAAGACCAACGCTCCAAGGATGGAGATTCCCGGCAAGCCTGTCAAAGCAGCAACAGCGCCTGTTGTTGAAGAAGACGGTGCAGAGGAAGCAGAGGAAGTACCGGCCAAGCCTGCCGCAAAGAAAGCCAAAGCCGAACCTGTGGACGAACCTGAAGTCCGCAAAGAACCTGCCAAGGGTTCTGCTGTGCCTGCCAAGAAGGGCAAGCTGGCTGATCTGGTGTCTGACTGGGATGATGAATGATGAAAAACATAGACACAGAAAACCTTTTAATTGTGTGCGCAACAGTGCTGTTGCTGGCCGTCATGAGTTCTTGCACAGTCGTTGGCTTTGATAAGCGCGAGAAGTGGGCACAGGCTGTTAAAAATGGCGCTGACCCCATTGTCGTTACTTGCGCCCTTGGTGGCGCTGATTCACGGGCAGACGATGTAATCTGCTATGCAGTAGCAAACAAACGATAAAGGAGTTTCGGGGGGAACGCGGGAGACGCCTCGCTCTCTACCAATTAACTGGTGCCGTCACAAGGAGAGCACCGTTAGTACCCCCACCCAAACAATCATGGCTTACTCACAAAAAACAATCGACGCAATCATGCGTGCACCAAAGACTCAAGGCAATCAGCTTGGGCGATGGGCAGTGCATCTCAACTTCTCAGTTGTGCGTATTGCAAAAGCTCTGGGCGTGTCACGACAGACCGTATACCACTGGTTTGAGGGGGGCGCTATTTTTGTTGCCTACGAACACCGAGTTGAAACAATGCTCACGTTCTTGAAGAATTCCAAAACAGCAGATGAAGCATGGAGAAAAATATGTCAACACTACGACCTCGCACCCTGAGCAACCAAGAACTCATCAAGTACTTTGCCACGTACGTTGACGACAATCCTGAAGGCGCACCCATTGACTGGCAGATCGAATTGCTGCGCCGTTTCACAGCAGTAGCCCCAGAGAAAGGGTTCCCTCTGCACGACGAACGCCAGCTCGACCTGTTTAAATAACCCAACCGAGGATACACATGACCCCGCTTGAATTTCTAGCGGTTGTTTTGCCGTCCCCGGATAATGGGTGGTACTGTACGGCAGAGCTAACTACAAAAAAGAAGGAGCACAATTTTGTTGAACATCTGGAGGACTTACCCGCATCCATAGTTAAATGGGGCGACAAGAAAAACATTTACTTCGCACTGTCTACGTTTGAGAACAGCGGCAAGCGCACAGCAGAAAACTCACGGTTCATACGGTCGCTGTTCATTGACATGGATGGCTACGACACCAAGAAGGCAGCGGCCATGTCACTCAACGACTTCATGGTCAAGACGGGTCTGGACTTGTTGGGTACGCCGTACATTTTGGACTCAGGTGGTGGCTTGCATTGCTACTGGCCGTTCACAAAAGACGTATCTGTTGCTGAGTGGAAACCTGTTGCTGAGAATTTCAAGCGACTGTGTAGGCAAGAACAGATGAGTATTGACATGACGGTGACCGCTGACTCTGCCCGAGTACTGCGCTTCCCCGGCACGTACAACAATAAAGAGAAGTACGCAACGCCGCGCCAAGTGCGCATACTGGCCGAGGGCGACACGTTTGACTTTGAAGACTTGGCCCAGCACATTGAGAGTCAACTCAGGTCTATGCCGATGCTGCCGCGCCAGCAGACCACAACCCTTGCACTACCCGGCCAGCGCCCGGATGCACCCCATACCCCCACCACGGTCAAGCTGTTTGAGAACAGTGTCACGCTGTTCAAGAACATCTACAAGAAGACCCGTGAGGGCACAGGTTGCGAGCAGCTTCGGCACTACGCCGAGAATGCAACAGAAGATGGCATGGAACCGTTGTGGCGTGGCTGGTTGAGCATTGCCCAGAAGTGCAACGATGGCGAGAAGGCAGCGATCTGGTTGTCCGACCTGCACCCGTACCCACACGAGCGCATGCACCAGAAACTGGCAGAGATCAGGGGGCCATACCCATGCGTGAAGTTTGACTCAGAGAACCCCGGCATCTGTGACGGGTGTGCTCACAGGGGCAAGATCACAAACCCGCTGGCACTTGGACGTGAGACCGCCGTGGTCACCGCCGAGACTGAGTTGGCTCTACCAGCAAAGGATGGCCAAGAAGCAAAAAAAGTCATCCGCCCTGAAGCACCCAAGGGTTATGCGTATGGTGTTCGGGGCGGCGTGTTCATGGAGAAGGAAGATACAGACGCTACAGGTAACGTGACAAAACGCCAGATCATGTTGCTACCCTACGACTTGTTTCCTGTGGACATCCTGAACAATAACGGTGAACATCTTGTGCACATGTTGGCGGTGCGTGAATATAAGATTGTGGACATTTCTTTTCCACAGAAAGCCGTGGTCAGCAGGGACGAAACAATCAAGGCGCTGGCACAACAAAACATTATGGCTAGCTTCGGTTCCGGCAACGACAAGAACCTGTACGACTACGTGCGTGCTTGTGCTGAGAAGATGAGCAGTGAGAAGCGACCGATTGATGTGCCAGATTACTGCGGTTGGCAACCCGCTGATACATACGTGTGGGGCGGCAAGATTTATTCACCGCGCAAGGAAGCCATCGAAGTGCCGATGCCCGGCCTTGAGAACATCACGATGAATTCCAAACCCGTGGGTACGCTGGAGAACTGGCAAAAGTTCATCAACCTGCTGGTCAGAAAGAAACTCTGGGATCACTTGGCCATCATCCTCATGGGCGCTGGCTCACCGCTGATGCGCTTCACAGGGCTACATGGCCTGACTATCCACTGTGCGTCAACCGAGTCCGGTACTGGCAAGTCGCTGGCGCTGGACGGTGCGGCATCAATCTGGGGGCATCCCATTCATTACCGCACTGGTGCGGGTACTTCACCTGTCGCCATGCAGCAGCGGCTTGGCCTTCTGCACAGCAACCCCCTTATCACGGATGAGATCACCAGCAAGAACCGTGAGGACTTTGAATGGTTTCCTGCCTTCCTGCTCAGTATGAGCGAGGGTCGCGGCAAAGAGCGCATGGAGTCTGGGTCGAACAAGGAACGTTTAAACCTGTCCACATGGGCAGCGATTGCCATTATGTCTTCAAACACCCATGCCGTGGATTACTTGACAGGCACGCGCAAGCATGCTTCCGAGGGTGAGATGCGCCGCCTGATTGAGTACGTCATGGACGACAAACTGATGTGGGAGCCTGATGAGATTGAGATCATTAAGTCCTTGCAGCACAACTTTGCTGTAGCTGGCCAAGCGTTGGCGCAGTACATGGTTGACAACATCGACATGCTCAAGACACTGGTGCCCGAGACTGTGCGCCGCATGTACGCTGAGTACAAGGCTCCCAACGACGAGCGATTCTGGATGGCCGGTATCGGTTGTGCTGTGGCCGCAGGCATCATCATGAACAATGAGCATGCAGGTATTGCAGAG